GTTGCAGACGCTTTATACCTTGACGGAGCTATAGCTTACAAATTAAGATGGGGTGGTGATTGGGACATGGATAATGATGTTGGTGATCAGACATTTGAAGACTTAGTACACTTTGAAATAGTTGGAGCGTAATTATGGACTGGTTAAAAAAACTTACAAGTTACGCACCAGATATAGCAGCTGCTGTACTGTCAGGTGGTGCTACGCTGCCTCAGTTAGCTATCAGAGCTATATCAGATGCTACTGGTGGCGTAGTATCAAATGAAGAAGAACTACGCACAGCAGTAGAAAAAGCTAGTCCTGAGATGATGTTAAAAGTTACTCAAGCTAACAACTCTTTTAAACTACGTATGAAAGAACTAGATAATGAGCTAGTCGCTTCAGAGTTAGGTGACACACAGAATGCGAGGTCAGCACATAAGCACAGCAGAATGCCCGCGATTATATGCATAGGACTATCATTCGTTGTGACCGCCATTACTATCGCTCTAATCTTTGAGCCGATACCAGTAGTCAACAACCAGATACTGACAATACTAATCGGCCAGATCGTAGCAGCTTGGATGGCATCGATTGCATACTGGGTTGGGACAACTCGAAGCAGTGCTAACAAAGATAGGGTGGGCAAGTAATGAATGTCCCAGAAAGAAACAGAGAGGTCAAAGGTGAGAGAAGATGACACAGGAGCACCCAACTACGTTAGAAAAAACGACGGTGATTTATCCACCGATATTAGAATGCTTCGGTATGAGCTTAAAACAACCATCGAAAGAGTCAACATTGACGCTGGTAGAATTAAGATCCTTGAGGAAGAAGGAGTTGAGCTTGACAGGAAGATTAGCACTGGTAAAGGGCTTGTTTATGGGATGCTCATCGCTAGTGGTGGTATGGGTCTCATGGTGGCAGGTAAGTTAAAAAGTCTGATGGAGGTTTTTAAATGAGTGTTTACATTTCACAGCTTGTAATGGTTATCCCTTTATTATCCGGCACAGGAATGGCGGCAAAATATTATGCAGACCACGAATACATTACTGTCAGCAGCCAGCTTCAAAGTGAAATCAGAAGTCTTAATCGCGAGATCAGAGACTTAGAGTACGACAGGGACAACGGCAACCTGACTGATAAGCAGTTATGGGAACTAGAACAGCTCCGTCGTATGCATGAAGAGTTGGAGCAGCAATACCGAGACAGTTTATAGGGGTAGAAGCACTACCCCTAACCAAAGCTAAATAGTTATCGCGTCCATCCATTCTAGAGCAACAGGGTGGAAGGGCTTACCATCTTCCGTTAGTTCAGAATATCCTAATTTAATATATCCACCTAGATAGTCAAAGTAGTTATCCATAACTTCTTGCTTCTCCTCCATAGTCCCAGGTGCGCTTACCCAGAACTCCTTACCTTTATGGATACAGTTGAGTCTAGCCCACCCATCCTTCGACGGATGAATACCTATTACCTTACATTCAGTATCATAGGCATAACCCTCTCCCTTTTTCCTAGTGTCGTGTTTTACCTTAACGATTGACTGTGGGCGCTTACCGTTCTGATAACCATCTTCTCCCCAACGGATAATAGAACCTTCGTATCCCCGACGGACACTCTCATCATAGTGGTCTTGCATTTCTTCTTTACTTCCAACTCTAAGAGTATCAACAGGGATTATCATAGCATTCCCCATAAGGTTAATTCGATCCAACCTAGAAGAGTAAGGTTCATCAACCATTATATCATATAGGTGGAGGCGTAAAGCCCCTGTCCCATCCTGTTGCTTCTTAGTGAGAGCAGTTATATGTTGAAGCTTAAGACCATGACAATAAATTTCGCCGTCAATAGTCATACCCTCCTCTATATTGACAGCTTCCAAGATGTGACCAATTGATTTAATGATCTTCGACTGACGGGTATAGGCTGTAAGCTTTCCATCTTGCTTAGTAATTAAACAACGGTGTCCATCATACTTGCGCTGTGCATAGGCGTTAGTATAGTCAATCTCCTTTACATCCTTGTAAGGTTTGGCTAGCATAGGTTTATGAAGATTGAGAGCGTTCAATCCCTTGCACATTGAAGCCTCTTCAGGGGTGTCCTTGTAGCCCCTGTCGTACTGTTTGTTGACCCTAGATATGAGCCTAGATTTTACCTGTTCGCCCAGTGTGCGCGTACTCAGGCCGCATTTTACTGACTCTTGCTTTAGTTGCAAAGCTCCTCCTACGTCTCCATATTGAATGAAGATCGTTGACTCCTCGTTCCATATAGTCCAGATACGGAGCTTGTTCGAGGCTGAAGTTATATACATATTTGTTTTCATTATACACCATCCCTTGAACGGGCTAGGATTATTTCATCTTGGAAACTTTGCTCTTCTTCAATCTCAATAAGATCAAGTCGCTTTCGTTCCTCCTCTTGAATCACCTCGATATACTTGGCTAAGTGATGTTGAGCCTTGTATAGATCTTGCAGGCCATTCTTCTTCTTATGACGGTCGACATACTTAGTGATACAGTACTGGAATTGATCGTACTCTTGCTGCCATGCAAAGTCCCAGTGCTGTATGCCATTAGACCCATAGTGGTCTCCTCCAACTTGATTATCGTTAGCGCTCATAAATCACTCCTAGTACCAGTCCGGCACGATAGTTTAGAAAGGGTAAAGCTTTATAGTAGCCTACGAAGGCTTCTAGAATTGGTTGGGCTTCCATATCCCCTGCTCTACAACGCTGCTTAGTGAAGTAGATACCAGATAAGATGTCAGCATATTTAACAGCTAACATTTCCTCGGTACTGAATTCTGGATGAATAATCCCCAGCTCATTACGAATATACGTATACTCCATATCATCAAATATCTTTTTAATATTAGGGTTAGCTCTCTTAACAGGAGAAGCTAAGTCTGATGTATATATCTCTGCTGCATCATGGGTAAGAGCATAGAACAATAAAGCTCCTGATACAGTTGGATATATTTGTTTTAATATTATAGCCACCTCCCATGAGTGGTCACTAACAGGTTGCTTCTTCTCAATTAAAGTAGAGTGGTATCTAGCTACCCGCCCAGATTCTAATACCTTTAAAATATTCATGTGTTATCTCTGTTATGCATCCACGCTCGAACAGCCAAACTCCAATCGAGTTCTTTAATTTTATCAACCCATTTAACTTGCTCAGCAAAGCTACCACCCTGTTTTCTAGTTACCCAGAAATTATACATAGGTATAGTAGTACGAGTTAATGTTGGAGAATCAAATCTAATAGGCATAACCTCTTGATCAAGAGCTATCTCACAAAACCGTTCTATATCAACTATTCTCCCTATACGGGGAGCAGAAGAGTTAACCCCTGTAACTGTATCAAAATCCATACGCCCCCAATGAGGATAAAGGTCTAAGTACACATGAAGATTATTAGACACAAAGGTCATACACCCGACCATTAACCCAAGTCTCTCTGCTACATATTGAAGGAAGTAACTAAAATGAACTGGGTTAGCCCCTGTAACTCCGCCGTACACTGCATCATTGGAACGGTTATATATTATAACATTAACTTTATTCAAGTGGTCTATACTAAAAGTCATAGACATATTACAAGCTTTATCTTTGGTGGTGTAGTCTAGGTCTAGAGGATCCCATAACTGTACTACTGCCTGTCTTGAATTATTATTTATATCAAGAACTTCAATGGCAGTCTGTAATTGATCCCTCCATAATCTCCTAGCTCTATACCCATAAGCAGCATTAAACTTTTTACCGTCATCGGAGTACTGGTCTATATTAGAGTTAAACATAGATAAGAAGTCCACATCATCCCTGCCTGCAAGCATCCACATAGATTCCATATGGTGGAAGATAGGGTTAGCATCTCTACCCTTAGTGAAGTTACAACGTGAGGTTGGGTTTGTATAGACCATAGAGACGGGACAAGGAAATTTAAGTACCCTTCCATTGCGACTCTTAGACTCTACCCCCTGCTCTTTAAGACCATTGTATACTAGCTTGGCCATTAAGTTATTATCTGGTGCTGTATATACTAACATATCTAGTTTTTCCTTTCAAAGTGAATACAACCAAAATCTGGGCCAGTTACTAAATAGGCATTAAGGTCAGTATCATCTGCGGCACTAACTTCAATTTCAAATCGTACAGAAGGATCATCATACCCTTCTCTTTCACAAACAGTCATAGGTTTATTCTCCTCCCAAAAATCTGAAGGATAGGAACCCCAGTGTTTACAATCTTTACAAGTACCCATACCTTACCCCTTCTTAAATCTAGGAGAGACGAATCCCTCAACATCAATTGGAAAACCCTCGGCCCACTCAGGGACTTCGGTCATTACACTCTCTAAGTATTCAATTATATCCCCACGCACTACAATCTCATCATGTACATGGGTAATAGGGGTGTATCCTGCTTTAACTAGCTTGTGTACTGCTTCAACTAATATATCTCTACATATACCTTGGACTGCATTCTCTGTTAGCTTGCCTCCATAAGTACGGGTACGAACATATTGGTTCTTATCGTTCATAGACATATAACTAAAGGTCATGCCTCCCCAATTATTCTCTTCCATGACTGGCTCAAAGTAAGCTATTGATCTCCCAGACGGCAAGTACATATATAAGAAGTCTTCACGGTTAATGAAAGATATATACTGGTTAACTTTAATATTACGCCCTGGCCTAGATAGAGCCATGATAGCAGCATCGTTTATGTTAGCCCATAGAGCTACTAGTTTCTTATGAACCTTACGGTATATAACAACAGCCACCTTTGCCTCGTCGATAGAGATAGTCTCGCCATAACCTTCAACCATCTCAATAAACTTCTTCCAACTCATCTGGTAGCCTAAACCTAGGATAGCTTGCTTACCTGTGAACCTTTGTTTGGGTGTTACATCTTCCTCATCTACACCATAGATTTGTGAAGCCATCCATATGTATGGGTCTTTACCGTCTACAAATACCTGTAGGGCATCTTTGTCTTTAGCTATCCATTGAACTCCTCGGGCTTCAACTCCCGACCAGTCACAGATACTCATACCCTCTGGCCAGTGTATCATACCACGGACAGAAGACTTAACCAAGTCAATACTAAACTCTCCATCTTGGATTAGTTGTACTGCCTCGTTAGTCTCAATAGTACCTTTAGTTAAGTTCTGAGTCTGAATAAGACGACCACCGAATCGACCCGTGTGTGCAGCATGGTAGGTTAAAGTACCCTTAGCTGTGTCATCTTCACAAGCAGCATTAATGAAGGCATCATACTTCTTAAAGGACATATGAGTGGTATTAGCTCTAGCTTCAAGAGCTTGTGCCACAACCAACGGGGTTTTAGGATCATCTAATATCTCTGCAACGGTTGCTGCTTGCAGGTTGAGTACCTTAACTCCTTGCTCTCTTACCCATCCTAGGACTCTATCCCGTTGAGTAGGGAACAGACCGGTAAGACGGATGAACTTAGAAGATTCTTCATCAACTAGATTAGCCACCTTACTTTGAATTAACTTAGAGGTAGGGAGATCGAGAGGTACACCTAGAAGATTAATCCGTTGAGTGTCAACCCAATATGCTTGCTCTTTCTCCGTCAACACTCCAAGCTTATCTACTAACTCGCGCATAGAGTATATGTCTAAATGTAAATATACATCTCTAAACTCTTCCCAACCTTTAGGATCTTCCTTTGGTAAGATACGAGTGCGGTCATCATTCTTAGAAGGCTTACGAGGTATACAGAATCGACGGACAAGCTTACCACCATCAGTATACTTCTGGACGGACAAGTGTAGAGCTGGAGTTACCTTGCCTAGAGCTTGAGGAAGACCATGTGCGGCAGCAATGGCCATGCTATCTATCATTTGTTCTATCTTTAAATTTGGGAAGTACTTGCGTAGCACAATGAAATCAAATAAAGCATTATGGGCGCAGACTAACCCGCCAGAGTCTATGTGTTCTGTAACCCAGTCTGGTATAACAGGGTTGTAGCAGTAATCATAAACATGGTAGGTATCCTCTAATAAGAAACCAGCTAGGATCATCTCAGCTGACTGACAGTATTTTACAGTCCCACAAGTTTTTATATCTAATTCAGACCAAGTTTCCGTATCGCAGAAAAGTATTGGTTTAGACCGAGGCTGGAACATATTTATTCTCCGCTGATTTACGAGCGCAACAGGCTTCAAAATAATCCCTGCCACTATATAGATGTAAGAGTTTTGAAGAGACTCTTATTTTAGAATCAAAGTATCCAGCCCTATATGGATGAGGGATTACTCCCACACATTTATTATTATCTTTACGGTTGGCATGATTTTGATATCGGTTTACTTCTCTTAAGTTTTCAATTTGGTTATCATCTCTTATCTGGTTTATATGGTCAATTTGTTTAGTTGGAAAATTACCATTATGATAAGCCCAAATTAGATGATGTTCGGGGTACATCTTTCCTCTTACTTTAATTCTCCTATAACCATCAGACTGCTTAGAGCCTGCTGTAGTACCTTTTAAATTAGAATGAAATCTAGGAGGCTTATTCCAAATTAAGGAACCATTTAAGTATTTAAACAGTTCCTGCAGTTCAGATTGTTGTGGCCTAATACTGGATGTAATCATAAAAGTCTCTAGTTAATCTGGGGAAGGGTGTTACATTAAATAGGTGGGTTATTTAGGTCTGGCCACCACAGACTACCTACAGGAGATTAATCGGCGTCTTCGAACTCAACACCTTCAGCTGCAAGTTGACGAGCCAACTTGATACCTCTCCAAGTTTCATCAATTGAACCAGAGCTACGACCCATTACTTCTTCCATGAAAGCTTTAAACTCAGTCTTGTCACAGTCTGGGTTCTTAACAATCCAGTTAAAGATTTTAGCTTGGTCTTCGGGGTTAGCACCAAAACCAGCTGAAGGCAACTCAATATCATTAGCCTTAGCATATGCTTTAACATAATCGTTAGAGGTAGAAGCAGCTACATTAAACTTTGCTTGTAGCTCTTTCTTTAAATCTGCACGATCCTCATCATCAGCAATATCAAGGTTAGAGTCTTCAATGTACTCAAGAGCTTCAGCCTTGTGACCAATACGAGCAGAGGAAATCCCAGCTTCATTAGCCATCTCTTTATAAAAATTCTGAGCGCCATTCAATGAACAACCAGCTTGCACCATGCTTACTACAATAGTATCACGGCTATCACCATTCTCTACGCCAGAGTCGAATACTTCTTGTGCTGTTTCTTTATTAGACATTGTCTGTTTTTCCTTATAGGTTAAAAGTAGTATGCTTTTTTCTAAAGCATGGGAAAATTTTAGCAAACATTTTCTGAAAAGTCAAATTAATTTTTCTAGTATTTTGTATTCAATATCTTTGGATACTTGGTAGCATCCTCGACTAGAATGCTTTTAGGAACTGAGAGTTTCCCCCTGTTAATATATAGGTCATCAGTTGTCTTAGGTGCAGGCTCATCTGAATGCCATCTAACAGATACCCAGTACCTAGCCTTATACCCTGCGAATCCTGGGTGTTGTATATGCACCCACTGAGTAAACATCTTCTTAAGTCCACAGGCGTATGTTATCTTTAGAGAGTCAGGACTCCCAGATTTACTATGTATATTATAGAACACTCCTGTTACATCATGCCACTCAGCAGGCTTGTGTGCCTTCTCACTAAGGTGATGTTCAAACTTAAACTTATGGCCACATATACACACTCGAACGGAAGGATGATTAATTACTTCACACTCAGGACATGTCTTAGAGAAAGGGTTAACCCCACCCTTGCCCTTCTTTACTTTATCAATAGGAGCTAGGTCGTCTATAAACCCTAACCGTCCAGTATTACCTGCAAAGTCTTTGACCAAGCAATGATCTTTACCTTGTGCTATACGTAGCCCTCTGCCTATGGCTTGCACATGGAGAGTAGGGGAGTGTGTAGGTCTTAACATAACTATCAGATCAATCTTGGGGTAGTCAAATCCAACCGTCAATATGTTAACGTTCGCCACAGCCTGTATAACACCACTCTTAAAATCTAATAAGGTTTTATCTCTAGGAGATTTACTATGGACAGTAGCACAGGTTATACCTGTTTCATTTAATGCTTTAGATACTTCCTCTGCATGGGAGATGTCAATACAGAAGAGTAACCAGTGTTTATAATCTTCCTTATATTTCTCTAAGCCTTTAACTATCTTATCAGTTATGGCCGAGCGATTGAACCTAAGAGCTGCATCCTTAAGATTAAAGTCTCCTCCCGTCATAGTTAGCCCAACAGTATCCATCTCATCAACAGAGCCTACCATTCGAATCTTAGAGAGATAACCTTCCTCTTGTAATCTAGTGATAGGAGCCTCATATATTAAAGAGTCAAACAGGCCGCTCTTATATATGTATCCTTGCTTGAGACGGAAGGGGGTAGCTGTAAGCCCTATATATGGGACTCCTAGGTTGTTTATAATAGTACGATACATACCCTCATCATTTACCAGGTGACACTCATCTATTATAATTAAGTCTACGTGGCTGAATAGTTTAGGCTTATTATAGACGGATTGTATCCCTGCAACGGTTATCCTTTCAATCTTATTTATCCCTAGCCCTGATGAGTATAGCCCTGCGCCTAACTCAGCCACAGCCTCAAAGTTTTGAGTTAGTATCTCTTTAACATGACTTAAAAGCAAGACAGACCCTGTATAGGTTTTAAGAAACTCCTTCATTACAAAGGTCTTCCCTGCTCCAGTAGGAAGAACGACCACCCCATTATCAGTGCAGTCATTCATTGCTTTAACAGCTTCAGATTGATACCATCTAAGTTTCACTCGTAGTATTCCTCTACTTCCCCAGATGAAAATATTTCAGACTTCTCCCACTTATCACACCCTGCTCGTTGCTCTTCAACAGTAAGGTTTTTATCATGGTAGATGCAATACCATTTCCCCCTCTCTTTAATCCTTGAGTATTGACATGTACGACAGTTATGTTTAATCTCCCCACCATCCTGACAAAAATCCCGAGCATCACATCGCTTACAAGTAAACCAAGAAGGGTTCTCAGATACTTTAGGAAATAAATTCATGTGGGTGGCGTCAATTATTTCTTCTTCTTTAGCTAAAAGATACTCATATGTGAATGAATCAAATTCAATAATCTCAATAGACACATCAGAGGTATTCTTATCCATAGCAATGTATAAAGTTTGTGATAAGCCAAACTTACCCATATACATCTGACACTGCTTATAATGTTGTGGCTTAGAAACCTCCACCCCTTTCCGTTGAAGATCAAGGTAATTAGTGTGATTCATAGACTTACACTCAAAGAGAGTTCGTACACCTTCTAACTCACATATACCATCAATTGAACCCGACCCATGCTCTTTATACCCACCGACTCTTAACTGTGAGTCAGTAATCTTTATACCTGCATCTGCTAACTGCTTTACAAGCAAGTCTTCAGTCGCGTCACCGAGACGGAAGATCCTCCATGTTTTAGCGTCAATGCGAGACACATACGCCCATCGAAAGGATAGTATGAGATAGCGGTTACACTCATGCCCAATAACAGAACCACCCAGATGGGGACGGGGATAGGACTCGTAAACAACTTCATTAATTTTTTGTACATTAGACTTCTCTGGTAATTTTGCCATTATAATTTCTCTCAATTCAACTAGTATAAAGACTCAAAGGCCATAGCCTGGGCGACATCATACATCTCTGATAGAATGTCCTCACTGATGGGCGTTCCATCGGTATAGTACCCAGATTCTATATATGAATCAACATAATCTGGGTGATCTTTGATGGATACACCTGCAACAACCAGACTCTTGTAGTTTATGGATTTACTCATAGTTATTCTCCTTTGATTGGGCGTCGATTATTACTTGCTGTGCTAATACTAAACGCTCAAGTTGTTCAACCAATTCTTTAAGCCTGTAAACCTCTGGGTCTGTCCAGTCGGCTCCGCATCTACATTCGCTCTCATTGTATGCGCAGCAGGTACAGCCTTGACCTTCAAAGTATCCACTCCTATTTTTAGGTGTTATGTTCAAGTGTTTCCTCCTCCCATCTACAGAAGCAGTCTATAGAGTCTAACTCTTCACCACAATGCACACAGGTAGGTGGGTCAAAGAAAGGAGATCTAGGGTCATCATCATAATTGCGAATATCATCTGGATAATTACTCATATTTGTTTTCTCTGGTTGGTATAGGGTAGTGCCCTCGATTGAAGACACTACGTATAACAACTACTTACGCAGCCTTGTACTTCTTAATTTCATTGTTAGGCGGGTAATCTCCTTGTGCTTCGGTGATTGCTACCTTACCAGTGAATTCAATACCATGAAGCTCCTCACTATCCTCTACTTCCATTACCCCACAAGCCTCACAAATATCCGCTAGTGTACGGTTAGCAATCTTCACTGCTACTGCGTTAGGATTAATAAGGTTAAGCCGTTCAAATATCAATCGGCCCGTGTGGGGAGCATCAAGAACCTGAATACGAAGTTCTAGGTATTGCCCAGTGCCAGCCTTAGTATCCTTCATTGTAGACTCAATGATCTGCATTGAATAGTCTCCAGCAGGGATCGGTTCAAACCCTTCATCTTCAGGGACTTCATTTGCGTTAAAGTTTATTGCTGCCATTAGTTCTTTACTCCATTTATCTTATTAATAATATGAGCCAAGTTCGGCTCCTCAGTTTTATCCAACTTACCACTCCGATCTTTACCTATCTGGGTAAAAGACATCTGGGTATGAAGAATTCGGTCGCCCTTCTTATTTGCTTCCATCCTAAGTACTAGGTCAAAATAATAAGGAACATCATTGGTCAGGGTTTTACCTGGCATTGAAGGTTGAAAGATATTAACTCCATTAACTTCAACCTTGCTCTCCTTGGCCGTGAAGTAAATGTTCTTCCCCTTAATCTTACGGAACTTACGGATACTCGACGCCATTATATCTTGCATCTTCCCGTACGCTTGCCGCCCATCAGTGAACTTACCTTTAAGATCCCCTAGGATACTCTCTGCAATGTCTGAGAGTGAGTCTAGGCAGATAGTTTCGTAGTCACTCTTAACAACAAGCTCGTAAGCTTCATTAAGGTCTGATTCCGTCAATACCTCTACTGCTGGTATATCAAACCCAGCGAGTGAAAGCAAGCCTGACTCAGAGCTAATGATGAACGGGTTAGGTGCAGTTGATATAAGTTTAGTCTTACCCGCCCCCGAAGCTCCATAGACGAGGAATTTAACCCCATCGGTGTGGGCTTCCTTAGTAGAGATTATTTTCATGAGACATCCACATTTATTATCCCTCTTGGATAGTACCTAAGTGATTCCATGGGAAATATATCCTCTGGATAAGAGAAGCAGAATTTAGGTAGAAAATACTCCCTAGCAACCTCTTCATCTTCTGCTTCTACACGAGCTACACAGTCAGAATCAAAAGTCTTACCGTTAATAGAGTGTACATGTGTTTGTCCAAATGTTATTATAAATGATGGCATTTCATTCTCCCAACCTTTCTATTTTAAGGGAAGCCTGCCCTGGTTTAACAGTTACAGCCTCCATGAGTTTGCCGCCAGATAATTCTATCTGCTTGTAATTAGATAGGACTAGGGACGGTTTGAATTGTACAGATTCCTGTTCATCAGGAGTAAGGTCTTCCCATATCGCATCAAGTATCTCTGCATTGAGGACTCGATTGAGACGGGCAGTACCTGTAACCTTATAATTAGGCTTGGTAATGGTTACTGAACCTTCTAACTTTTCTTCTAAAATAGTAGCATTAATCTTATTACGAAGCCTAAGCTCTTCAATCTTTAGCTTACGTAAATCATTAGATACATCTAACCACTGTTCATATATTTTCATCGGTCTTCCCTCTCAATCCATTCAGCGCCTATAACGCCAACATAATACTCATAACTATAACCCTGCATTCTAATTGTTATTCTACCAGAACTAGAAGGTTTATGTGGTTCAGCAAAATACTCTATTATAGCATTCTGCCCATCAAGGGTAATTTCATCACCTACTTGAACTTCATCATTAGTTCCATTATATACTAATCTCATAGATTGACCCGTGTATAAACAACGGCCTCTCTATTATTAGCAAATGATTTAGGACAATGAAGACCACTAAACGGATACTCATAAAAGTTTCCATCATTGTGTAAATAGGTAATAGGTTTGTTAGGGACTGTTTTAGATATAGCAACCTTGCGATTACCAAAATGAGGATGTGCTATGGGTCTTAGCTTTGACATGTTAACTTCTCCAAGTAGTCTGTTACCGTACAGTGGAATTACTGTGTTGAGGTAGTACTACTATGGGTGCTATTTTAGCATATATTTTCTAAAAAGTCAAGTTAATTTTTCTAGTGGGCGTGGTCATCTTTATATACAAATCGGCCTTAAAAAAAAAGTAAGTTGCCCTTGTTTAAACTAGCGACCTCCTGCACCGAGATATTCCACTTGACTTCTATTAAAATTTGTGATATAATACCTGCATCCTAATAGGTCTTTGGTTCGCTACCTCAGATACGGATGGGAGTGGTGGGCACGTTAATTCTCGGGCTGTTTGCCACTCTCTTTAATTTTACCGAGAAGAGAAGATCTATGCAACCAGAACCAGCCAATAAGGTGCAAGATTTCTTTACCTACTTCAATGGAAAGCAACAATTTTTCTCACTTCCTAACAAAGCTGAAACCGGATTTTATGGTGAGTACACTAGGAATGTAGAGGGATTGTTGCGAGACAACGAGAAGGGTAAAGATATATACTTCACTGTTAACGAAACCAAACCTGGGATTAAACGAACTAAAGATAGATACCTGCGTACTCGCGCCGTCCATATAGATGACGATGGCAAGGATAAGCATGGTGGCCTTACAGGAGGCTTCCCTCTTCAACCCAACATAGTTGTGAGTACATCGCCAGGTAAGTTTCACTACTACTGGCTAACCTCCACAGATGACGGAGATATGACTGAAGCTGTGTTAAGGGGTATGGCTAGGGACTACAATGGAGATCCTAACACTTGTGATCGAACTCGAATCATGAGAGCACCTGGGTTTATCCACACTAACTCTGGCCACACTGTTACATATGAAGTTCTATCAAATGAACCTTACTCATGGGATACCATTGTAAACAACTTCCCTCCTATGCTTGAAACCCTTACTCCTGAGTTTAAGGAATATGACAAACCTGCCTTTTCCGTTGCCGAGGCTATCGCTGGCATTCTATCTGGTGAGGATGTACACGGATCACGGGTAAGCCTGTCAATGCATTGGGCTAACTCAGGTATGCCAAAGGAGGATGCTCTAGCTACTCTTATAGGATATGTTGAGGATGCAATGCGGGGTGGTGCAATTGATAAAGGTCGCGCCATGGAAAGGCTGGCCAATATGAAACAGGCCGTTCATTCAGCATACAAGAAGGTAGCTAAAGAACAGGAAGCCCCTAAGTATGAACCAGAACGTACCCCTGACGCCATGTTTACTAAAGTACCAAAAGCCAATGGCAACTTAGAGATGATAATACAGGATATAATGAGCTTTATGGTTCACCCCTCATACGAGATGGCCACTGTAGTTGCTCAACATTGTGTGTCCGTCTTCGGTGGTGGTATATATCACTTGAACGGAAAGACTTGTACTAGGAAGAGAACTATCCTAGCTCCCACTGGCCGTGGTAAGTCTATCTCTAACAGGTACTTCTCTGAGGTCATTCGTAATATGGCCATGAGAGATGATATGTTTAACCCTTATACCTTTGTAGGTGGCTCTCACTATGCCGCAAACAATGTTCATATGGAGTTAGCTGAACATAGAGTTAGATCTTACATCACCTCTGAAGCTGGTCTAATGGGGAAGTCTGGAGCTGGTACAACCCATGAAACGAGAGCTTACTTTCTTAATGTAATTGCAGGGGACTATTCGGAGGGCTTCAGTGGTAGACAGTTATCAGCCAAGTCAGCCGAGAATAGGAAGACTAATGAGTCCCTTAAAACGATCTACTCTGCCATGCCAGTCTTACTCTCAGAGTCTGTCCCTGACCAATATGTAGATGTATTAAAGACTGAAGATGCTTTCCGATCTGGAGATGTAGGACGGGAAGAGTTATTCTTCATCGACCCACACAAAGGTCTGCCGAACAGGACTATCAATAGAATTGTTAACCCAAAGGTTATTGATATATTATTTGATCTTGCTAGGCAATTCGAAGCTACTGACAGTTATAAAGGAGATAACCCCTCTAACCCAGATAAATTCATGGCCGCTGACGATAGTGCCGTTGAAGATGAGTTATATGAGTTACTCCTATCCACTAACGAGGATTATAATGCTGCTAATATTGAACAGTCGCACATATCCCTCGCCCTCTCTAGCCGTTACTATGAGAAGGTACTTACCACCTGTCTAGTCCAAGCCATCGCTGATGTAGAAGTAAAGGTAGGCAAACTCGCCCAACCTGTTATAACTAAGGCTCACCTTCAATATGCTCTAGATTATCACGATGCACTTAAAGTTAGCTTAATCTCCCAGGCCTCTGGCACTGGCGCTCTATCTGATCCATTCGAACAATGTATTGCTAGAGTTATTAAGTTCGCTGAAGAGTTTGGTCAACGAAATAGAGATATGAAGGAAGCCCACGACTTTACTAACAAGATTATTAGTAGGTCATGGATTACTTACGTCCTAGATCGCGCTAATTTCCGTCCTATGGACAACTATATTAGGTCAATGCGAAACAACCGTATAGCTGCCTTTAAAGAAATAGTCCAAGCCTTAGAGGATAAGAGAGTCCTCCTACCAATCACCAATATTAAAGCGAAAACACCACTCTGGAAGATAAACCTATGAAACTCGCATCACTGCCAACTAATCTCGGTATCCAACTAATTGGCGACCTGATACAAGCCCGTCTAACTAATGCCAACTATGTAAAGGAAGCTGTATGTGCTTTCCAACGTATGGCTCTTGTTTCTGACCTAGACGATTCAATTAAAGCCATGGACTTCTGGTGCAAAATTGAATGCCGTAAGTGGTCTGAGACGGAAAGGGCTAAACTAGCTATCTGCCATGAGATTGTTAAAAAGGATGTGCTTGGTATTGCCATCGAATCTTTAGTAGACTTGTCCGTCAATAGTGCTGCGGCTAAGGATAGATTAGCTGCATCTACTATTCTTAACGAGCTATATGGTGAGAAACAACTGATAGAGAC